CGTTTTTGAAAGTCTGCATAGTGTGTACCTCCTTGCTTGTTGTATAAAGTATAGCACAAGTAAATGCAAATGTCAAGGGGTTTATACAAAAAAGTCCTTTTTATTTTCAGCGTGTGCTTACGGCACTCACCCCCGCCCCGCCCGGCTGCGCCCATCCCCCACGGGTACACCCGCACCCCGGAAGGATCAGCCCCGGACGAAAAGAAGCCCGGCAGCAGATCAGAACGACCCACGCCGGGCAAATTTGCAAAAAATCAAGAAAAACTTTTGTATTTACTCTTGACAAGTAAATACAAGTATGATATAATGATAGCGTAATAGAGAGAGGGCGCACCGCTCAACCCTTCCAAGATCAGAACGGAACGCCCACACAACCAACCCACGCCGGGCGGCTGCTCCTCTATTATAGCAGACCACCGGCAAAAAATCAATAGTTATAATGGAGGTACTAACAATGTACGAAAACATCAAGAAAGCAATCGCAGCACACGAAGCCGAAACCCTCGCAAAGTTCAACGCAGAGATCGAAACCAAGACCGCCGCCGAGCTTCTCGGCTCTTGGTATTACAGAGATCAGACAACCCCGAAAACCTTTGCAGCACTCAAAGCCACCAACCCGGACGAGAAACCCGCCGCCGACATCCTCGACAGGATCAAAGCAAAGAAGGCAAGACAGGAAGCCAAGCGCACCGCCGAAAGGCTCGAAAAACTCGCCGCAGCAGAAGCCGCCGCCGTTGCTCCCTCTGTTGATATTTCGGTAGAGTTCCACCGCTCCCGCACTTGGGGATGGAATCCGCACGCCACCGTTAGAGCGTGGGCGACCGTTACCGAGGACAGCGCAAGCGGTTGCGGATATGATAAAGAATCCGCAGCCATAGCCGGAGCAATGAACGCCAACCCGGAAATCATGCGTATTTTATACGACCACGCCGAAACCGGCGAGCCGTTCCCGTATTCCGTTCATACCTTCGCCGGGCTTCCGTCCTTTGATGGCGGTTGCGGTGTTTCTTGCTTCCGTTCCGTTTTCGAGGCTTGCGGCTACGAGTGGCGACAGGTGGCAAGCGGTAAAACCTTCAACGCCTACACCATGACCCGCAAGCAGTAAAGGAGGGGCGCATAATGTCAGAATATCAGCAGAACAAGAAAAACGCCGACATTTTCACCCAAGCAATAAAAGACCTTGCAAGCAAGCCCGAAAACCTCGAAAACCTCAATAATTATTTATGCTATCATTTCCCGAAATGGCTTGAAATGTGGGCGAATACTCCCGAAGGGATCGCCGGAGAATTAAAAAACTTTGCGGAAATGAACATATAAAGCGCAGAGCCGCCGCCCTTGGCAGCTCTACCTTTACCAAGGAAGGAGGGAAAGACACTTGAAACAATGGAACACCCCCGGAGGAATGGCGGCGGCTTCCTGTCTCGATATGCTCAAACAACCGCATTTATTGATAGCAGGAAGCACCGGCAGCGGCAAAAGCGTTTTAATAAATAGCCTTGTATATACCGCACTATATAAGCCGCCCACGGTCGCCGCTCTGATCCTCATTGACCCGAAACGGGTAGAGCTTCACGACTTCGCCGGGCTTCCTCATTGCATCCGCTACGCATCAGAGCCGGACGAGATCGCCGCCACACTTGGCGAAGCGGTCGCCCTTATGGAAGAACGCTATAAACGGATGCAAGCCGCCCGACAGAAACAGACCACCGAACGAGACATATATATTTTTATTGACGAGTTCGCCGACCTTATGACAACCCAAAAGCGGCAGACCCTCGCACCGTTGCAGAGACTCGCCCAACTTGGCAGGGCTGCCGGGCTTCATCTGATCGCCGCCACGCAGAGACCGACAAAAGACATTATAAACGGACAAATCAAAGTCAATTTAGATTCACGGCTTGCGCTGCGCTGCCCCACGGCGCAAGACTCCCGAAACATTATCAACACCAAAGGAGCGGAGACCCTGCCCCGGAACGGCTTCGGCTACTACCTAACCCCGGAAACGATGCGCCCGCAGTTGATCCGCATACCCTACACCGACCCCGCCGAACTTGCCGCCCGTGTGCGGTGGTGGGAAGATCAGAAGCCCCGCCGCCGTTGGTGGCAATAGACCAAAGCCCCGGACATCGTGCCGGGGCTATTCTTTTACCCTCTGCCCCGTAGAAGCCACAGAACGCCCCGCAGGGCGTTTTTATTTTGCCGGGGGTATCAACATACCACCCACGGCACGAACGCCACGCAGACGGGCGCACAGAGCCGCACAGGAGCAAAGCCAAAGCACCACCGAAAGACAGACGGAGACCCCGCCGAGAGCGACCAAAGCCGCCCGGAGGGGTCTCGTTGTTTCGGTTTTCGGCGGGTTTTCGGGCGAGGTCGGCGGCAGGGCTTTCGCCCTTCTGATCCGTCCGTTTACCCTTTGTGCGCCTTTGTGCGATTTTTTCGATTTTTCAATCGTCATCGACTACGCTATCAAGATACCGCTCTTCGAGTTCCTTCTGATCCTTTGTGTCGCCGAGCGGACTGTTCGGGGTCAGAATGACCTCCTGCTTGTCGGCATATCCAAAGTTGTTCTTCATAAGGAAGATGCCGGAGACCGGGTTGATCTTGCCGTTCTGCATATAATCGACCATCTGCAAATCGAGGATTTTCATTGCTTTTTTTATGGTGTTGGCTATGTCGGGATTTTTGCCTTTTCGTCCTGCCCTTATTTCCCATAGATAAGTTCTATCAATATCCATAGCGAGAGCCAACCCTGCGACCGAGGGCTTCATATCGTCCTCAGCACAAATCTCAAAGTAAGTCTTTATCCTTTGTGTCACTTCTTCGAGACTTTGCATATTGCACGGCGGGAGATCAGCCAATTTCAGCGAGTGCAGAATATAAGCCCTATTATCTCCCGGCTCTGTCTGCACTTGCATTTGTTCAGCCCTTTTCGGTCTCCGCTGCTTAATGACTTTTTCCCCGATTTCGGTTAAATCTTTATCATTCATTCGATAACCTCCTTTGTGGCTTCGGGTAGTTGTGGTAGTTTATTTTCGCTTTTTGCTATAAACTCTCTTATATACGCGCGTATATAGAGGACTTTACTGAAAATACCTAAAATGAACTACCTTAACTACCCGTTCTCATTAAAATTCCGTCAAAAACGGCGTATCCGTGTGATATTCTCTTACCATTATGCCATTCCGGGTGCGTTTCCATATTGGCATTGAACTTTTTTGCACTCATTACGAAGTAGCCGTTACTCCTGCACCAAATCTTATACGCATCGTATAGGGTTTTTGCCTTTGTGCTGCCGTCCTCGTCCTTGGTGCATTTCTCTTCAAGGAACTGCAAAACAAGGTCGTTGTCCTTCTCGTATTGCTTGATAACCTTCTTCATACCCTCCGACATTTTCAGCCCGAAACGCTTATAGCGGAAGTAGCCGATCAGAAGCCAAGTGAAAATACCCCGCATTGCTTCCGGGGTGCGGAAGGTTTCTTTAAGGCTCTCGTCCCGCTCGTCCTCGCCGAAGTGACGATTGAACTCAATTACCCTTACACGATCCGAAGCGAAAAGGGACTTGTCTTGCACGGAGGGAAGGTCGTTACAGGAGAGCCACATTGTAAACTGCGGGAGGTATGTCATTTGAGCTTCGTACAGATTACGAGCGGAAATTTCCTCGCCGCCTGTGAGTTGCTTTATGGTCTCCTCGTCCAATCTGCCATACTGATTACTCTCTGCCATTGTCACGAAACGCTTTCCCTTTAACCCGGCGATAGTGGGTGAAGCGGCTTCTGCGTTCTTTGCCCGGTCGCTCTTACAGATTATCGAAACGGGGCTGACGGTGGCGTAGTCTCCGAGAAGGTGATGTATTGTACCGAGCAGGGTTGACTTTCCGTTGCGGGTTGTTTTGCCGTGCAGGATAAACATACATTCCTCTTTGGAAGTGCCGAGCATTGAGTAACCCAAGGCTCTTTGAAGGTAGTCGGCTTTGTCTTTGTCTTTGCTCGTGACCTCTGTGATAAACTGCTCCCACCTCTCGCAGCGGACATCCTCTTGCATTGTGTACTCGAAGTTGGTCTGCATTGTGAGGAAGTCCCGCCAATCGTGTTCCCGGAAGCACATGTTTTCAAGGTCGTATGTACCGTTGAGACAGTTTATCAGATTGGGGTTTGCATCGAACTCACTTGCCTTTATAGGGTATACGCTTGCGGCATCCTTCATAAGACGGTCACGGAAACGCCGGTCACCCATTTTGTTTATAAAGGCGAAATACTTTTTCCGCTTGTCCTCGTCTGTGATCTCGCCGCAGTAGAGTACCATAAGGCGGGTGAACTCTTTTATCTTCTCCGCTACGAGCAGAGAGCCGACATCCTTCTTCCATACGCCGCTATCGTAGGTGTACCACGACTTGGCTTCCGGGCAGTACCGGGTGTCGTTCTTGTAGCACTCGGAGAAGAGTTCTGCCATTCCGCTTTCATCCCACGAGTACCCGCTATTGTCGGGTTGGTAGGACTCCGGCTGAATACGCTTGATATAAAACATTTTGTCGGACAGTTCCTCGGACATTATGTACCGTCCGTTGCTGAGTTGAAATAACTCTTTGTCCTCTGAGTAGGTCTCACTCATTTCTTATTCTTCCTCCTGTTCTTGTAGGCTTTGATAATTCCCTCCGGGTGGTGACACCAAGCAATGGCGACAATCGGAACTACAAAAAACAGAACAAAGATGGCTAAGAGAACGCCTATGATTATGAGAGCCGTTTTCATTTTCGATCACCTTCTTTGTGCTTTATATGGAAATAGTGCATCCAACAATCGGCAGCGGAAGCCTTGCCGCAGTTTTTCTCGCACCACTCGCA